CCATAAAAATAATACTACCTGTAGTTGCATTCATATGTTTCTCCTTTTATTAAATAAGTTCTTCAATCATATCTAGAGTAGCCTGAGCTTTTTCCTCTAGCTTACCAACCTTACCCTTAACTTTAGCTTTAGCAATTGCTACTACACCGCTGAAGTCAACATCATCTGCAATGTCGTCTTTTAGGTCTTTAACTTGGGACTCTAAATCCTCCATCTCAATGAAGATAGGTACTAGCTTATCCATTAGTTGCTTTGCTGTAAGTTGAGGTGATGTTGGGTTTGTTTCATTTTGTGTCATGTTATTCCTTTACGTTTTGATTATTACTACAGAGAAGTTTAATTATACAGTACTTTTAATACTTAATGACTGGTTCGTACTGAATTACTTGTACTTCTTTTGGTTCAACTTGGAAGTACTCATCATAAGTACTTCCATTGTAACTTTGATAGTACCCATTGAACTTGAAGTAGACTTCTTCTTTATCTCTTGAGAACTTCCATACTGTGTAGTATTGCTCTCCTTCGCCTTCACCTCCGTAATGGTAAACTGATACCATATCAATACCTAGCAGTTGTAGCTTTGACTTAAATTCAACCTCTTCATTGCTATCGTACTTACGGAACTCAGAGGTGAAATCTTGATTAAATAGTGCTCGTTTTATATACTCATCTGATCTAATCAATAAGTCCTCTACATCTTTTAGTAGACTTCCTTGCCCATCTTTTAGGTCGAGTTCAAGTTGATTCTTGTGTGCTTGTTTTACCATGTTATATCTCCTTTACATTAAAACTATTACGCTTAGAATTATTTACATTCTGAATTGAATTATACACCTAAATTAGATTACTTGAAGTACCTTTAGCACTTTAATTAATCTTTCTTTATCAAGCATATCCAATAGCTCTGGGTAGTTATCAATAGCGAACTCCCTAAACCAACCAGAGCATAAAGTAGTGCATACTTTTTCAAGTGCTTTATTATATGCTAACCCAAGCATGAATTTACCTTTACTTGGAATAATAAATCTCTCTAAAGCAATCACCTGTACTTCTTCTGCTACGCATTGCAATTTCTGCTGATGTGTAAACCCCAACCATAAGTCCTCGTGGCACATAGCTCTGGAACTATCACGCTGCATTGCTTTATACATAGGACTTGAATTGTACTGCACTAACTCATGCAAGTAATCATGGTTGAACCTTTTAGGTACAGCATCATCAAAGAACTCTTCTACAGTAACATCTAGTTTTGGGTATCTCTGGGGGTACTCAATTTCCGTAAGTCTCCTGCGCTCTTGCATGAAGGGTTGATATAAAGATGATATGTTAGTACCTAATGGGTACTGAATTGAATGCTGTACTTTGGTGTACTTATGCAAGTACTTATGATAATGCGTAATGTGCTTACCAAAGCCCTCAGAACGGTGCAGGTGGCTTCGTTTGATAGCTGCCAGTACCCACAGTGGAGGAACATATAACACCTCGCCATTTAGCTTTGTTGTGTGCTCTGCTGTAATGTACTGCTCAATACTTGAGTTATTCAGGATAGATGGTTTGTGCCATTCAGTACCTTCAATTGGTTCTGCACTAATTACATCCCAATCGCTATCAGGACGTGCTATACCTAAGTCCATCCAGTAATCCAATGCACGAGAACCAATTAGAATATTTTTCAAGATTAATCCTTTATATTTGATTTTGATATTACGATAATAGATAGTTGCACTAGGTTAGTGGAGACACAACTCCTTAAAACTGCGCTTCGATATTTAACGCTGAATACTCAGTTCCGCAGTGCTTATTAGTACTAACCAGCAGAAGTACCTAGTGCAACTATCTATTATTTATGGAATGCGGTGGAGGAATCAAACCTCTTGTCGTTCATCCTTTTATTTAATGACACGATTTTAGAAGAATCGTAAAGGGACACCGCATATAAAGTTTGCTAGTCTATTCCTAGCAGTCAGCTTGTTTCTAACCTGAATAACCCAAACGCAGCAAAGGCCTTTTTAATTCTGCAATTAAGGTAGCAGGACACCTAATTTATTATACATCAAAACGGAAGCGACTCATCATCAGCAAAATCATCCTGCACTTTAGCCTTGGCTTTTGCTGGTGCTTTAGAGGTCGTAGCAGCTTTCTTAGCTGGCGCTGATTTAGCTGCTGGAGCGTCATCCTCGTCATCAAATTCACCACCATCATTTTCTAGACTTTTGCGCTCGTATTCAACCAAGTCAGTAACCAAGCAATTCTTTAGATACAACGTACCAGTACCATTAGTCTTAGTGAATACTTCAATACTCAAAGCACCTTTAGAACCATTACCTACTTCTTTGGTGTATGTAATATCCTTACGGATAGTGCCACTATCTGTTTGAACTTGCTCATATACACGAGGTTTATACTTATCAGGTACTGGCTCACCTGTCTTACCTAGTTCAGTTGATTTACGTAGGGTAACAACCCATACCTCATCACCTGCACCTTCTGGTAGTGGGCACTTGAACTCAGCTTCAAAATCACCTGCTTCTATTTCCTTTACGGATACTAGCGTGTCTAACTCTTTAGCGAACTGACGATATGCTTTAATTACAGATTTGTCAGTTACTACAACTGATGCTTTCCACTCATCTGGTTTCTGAGGTGTACCGGGTTTAACATATGCTTTTTGTGGCTCATTCATGCGGACATATACCAAAGTGCCTTCGATCTTTTTCATTGTGTGTTCCTTTATCTTAGTGCTGATGTTTATGTTTAATCAGCGGTGGTTGCGGTTTGCTTATCTGTTGATCTATTCTTCAGAAGTTGTATTGTAGCACATTTCTTAGTTATTTCAATTACTTTTTCATGGTATTTTCCTTTTATTCCAAAATCTTATCCAGTTAGAGAATCCCAACCAAGCTGTTTAAGTACTTTATCTGAGGGATTATCTATGCAGTACTTTTGGATACTAACAACATGCTCAGGTAGAGAGCGCATATACCCACTAGATATTTCTTGGTGCATCCCACCTAGTATTTCCGCTTGGTGTCGTTCGTATTGTACCTCATAAACCCACCAAGGTAAAGCACCCCAACTCATTTAGTAATCACCCCAGTAGCTTGTTAAGACGTAGTTAGTTACAGTTTGCTCACCTTGTTCTGTAGCCGTGTAGATTACGATTGGTTCAATATCACCAAAGGCTTTGTTAGGTGAGTTCCACCATGTATTGACTTGCTCGTCCGATAGACCTAGTTTACTAAGCATGCTATCTAGTTGTTGTTTTGTATAAACGCTCATTAGAACTCCTATTCTGTTGTTTCGTTGTCTGAATGGATAGAGGATTGTAGCATGGAATTTGGATTAGTCACAGCTTCAATCAGAACTTTAGCTTCTCTTAGGTAGTAGGAGTAATCTAAGTCGCTCCAACTAAAGTTAGAAATATCATTGCAAGTTACTACATTGTAATCTGTATCAATACCAATTCGTCTGTACTCATCTGAACCCTCTATCGGTGGCATGATTTTAACTAACTTACCACCATTTTTACTTGGGTAGTACCTACAGATATTCTGTTGCTTTACTTCATTACCTAAGTTGTCAACTAGAACCAAGCTAGATGACCTAGGCACTTTAGTACGTAAGCAAAAGTCAAACTTATCTCTATGAAGTCTAATAAATTCCTCGTAATCAATTCCGTTAACTAAGTGAGCCTCTACTGCTTTAGCTATAACCATAGCAGAATGATTCTTGTGCCATCCTAGCTTTGTGTAGTCAGCATGTTCGTACATACCCTTTAGCTTAACCTTACCTTTTTCATTTACGCTAATGTAGTGATTTACGCTGTTAACAAACATAACAGAGTACACATCGCCCTCCATTTGCAACTTAGTCAATTCTTCCCATTCTTTAATGCACTGATTTGATTCCTGTACTTTATCTGGAGTGACAAAGAACTCAAAGCCATCAGTATTAGCCATGATTATCTCAGCATTACACTTGGTGATTATCTGCTCAATCAGCATACTTAAAAGCATTTGACCATTGATAGTAATTGACATTGTGTACTGAGGGTCATACAAAGGGCTGAACTCATTACCGCTATCACCGTATGTACCGTTAAGAGCTAATTTAAGCGCAGCATTTGCTGGTGTACCTTTTGGTTCTGCTTTTCGCATATCATATAAGTCGGAATACACCTTACAGAATGTACTTCCTAAGTGAGCAGGTGATATATCATTTTTGATAGCAAGGTTTGGATAGTAGCTTGCAACATCTTGTGTAACCAGTACCCTATCTGCTGTACTTCTATGCGTACCAACCTTAGCAGCGTGAATACCACCTAGTCCATAATCATACTGTAAACCCTCAACAACTACATTTAGAGTCTCTGCTACACGCCAGCAACCATAGTACGATAGCTTAGGTGTGCGCTTCTTCTTTGGTTTACCTTTAGGTAGTCCGAACTCATCGAGTGCTTGCTCCATAACATGCTGTCCAAGCTCATCAAATAAGTACTCAGTAGCTTTTAATTCCTCAACCTGTACCCACCCCTTACCGTGTTCTTTCATGAACTCAGCAACATCGTCATCGCTTGGTTTACCTTTGAACTTTTTGCGCTTTACTACCATGTTTGCATACAACGCAACATCGCCTAATTTATCCTCATCAATATCACTGAATACACCTTTCGTTTCAGTGATAATCTGCTGCTTGAACCACTTAAGTAAAGCAATGAACTCAGGACGCTGGAACTTCACATAAGGAAGAATACAATCCTGAATAGGTATGTATTCTCGCTTAGTTTGATTCATCTTACGACCTCGTTGTGTTTGTGTATAACAAGCTCCGGACTTCTCTTTTTCGAGTGATGTAATGAATAGCTGCTTACCAATTTTGGTGTCATTGAAGTTAGTGCAATCAAAACCAAATAAATTAGTTAATTCGTCACGTAGAGTTAATGCATCTTTTGAGAAGTTATAGAACTTTAGAGTTTCAGTTACATCGTGCATATTGTACTTAAGTAATGTATCAATTTGCTGCGATGTAAGCACAGTACCAACAGGAAAAGGCAAGTCCTCAATGTTATTAGAGCGCATATTAAACTCAAGCATCTTCAAGCTAGTAGCTCGTGCTCTGTTGTCGAAGTGATGTACTAAGTAAAGGTCAACTTGTGGAAGGATAATATCTTTGTCTTTAATCCTACCACCAAAGCGGTCATCAATTGGTCGATTGATTAAGTTAGAGCACTCAGTGTACATTTCCTGTGCTGTAATGACTGGAGTAGTTCCATTCTTAAATGATTCTTTTGCTTTTAGTAGGATGTAGTGCAGCATTGGATAGTCAAATCCAATATTGTTATAACCAATCATACGACAGCTAGTGCGCTTGATATTACGTAAGAACTCAAGAAGTTCATTGGTTTGATTCTTGCGGTCAGAAATTTCAAATGATACAGCACCTTTACCACTCATGTAAATAGCTGAAAATGTAAAGACATTAGGATAGCACTCCAAGTCATAAATGTAGTCTTTGCACTTCTGCATATCTCTCCTTATAAAGATGGTATTGTATCATGGAATTACTGCTTAATAAAGCAAAAAAAACCCCAACCGAAGTTAGGGCTTGTTTATTAGAAGTCTGTCGCGCTAGAAGTCTATTATACTAGAAATCAACTTCAACAGATTGAACTGGTGTCGATGCCTGTGCTGGTGCTGTATCAACTCCTACATTCTGTTCAACATATGGATTACTTGTAGCATACATATGAGTGGTCTTGTGGTCATATCGTAACCAACCTGCTTCACCTGTATTACCTGTGCGTCTGCACTTAACAAGCTGCAATCGAGTAGCTGACTTCTTAGCTTGATCTTCATTCATTTTATCACGACTTAATAAGATAGTATTAAACGCAACTTGATTTATTGAAGCACTACCCATAAGTGAGTACTCATTTACATTGTGTGGATTATCCTCGGATGGTTTACGCATATGAGATACAGCAATTACACAAGTATTAGTTTCTTTTGCGAACTTTAATAAAGTATCCATAAAGTTAATAATAGCAGCATTGTCACTTGAATTAACACCGCACTGAATTGGGTCGATTACAATAACATCACAACCCTCAGCCTTAGCTAAATAGTTCAACTTATCAAAGATTTCTTCTGTACTGATACTACCTTGATGGTCAACATATACAAACTGATTCTTTCTAGCAATACCATCATTAAACCTATTCTTTAGGTTGTGCATATCTAGGTTATCTCGATTAAGTAAACGAAGATTCATACCCATATCTAGTGACAATAAATCACGGACTACTTCTCGCTTAGTACCCTCTAAGTACATAGCACCAACCTTGAATGACGTATTCTCAATCAGGTGATACACAACATTAGAAATAATAGTTGATTTACCAATACTCGTTAAAGCACCAACTACTGTAATTTCACCGCGCTCCATACCACCATTCATCATCTCATTTAGGTGACTCCAAGCAGGTGGGAATGGAATCTTTACGTTTGAATCAGCATGTTCAAAATCATCCCACATTTGACCTAAGTGAATCACATCAACTCTACTGAACGCTTCAGCCTTCCAGAATACCTGCTTAAGCTCTGAATTGCGACCAGCAGCCAATAAATCACAAGCATCCTTTACGTCACTTGGGAATTTAGCAATAAAGGCTTTACCGTGAGGTAATAAACGCGCAGCTTCTTCCATATACCGCTGACCGGGTTCATCATTGTCGAATGCTAGGATAACTTTATCATGCGAGCAAAGATATTCGTAGTTAGCTTTGAACTGCTTAAGAATACTACCATCACCTGCTGTAACAGATACGCAAGGTGTCCAATACTCAGTTGAGTCCTTACCGCTACGAAGTACCTCAGCAAATGCCATTGCATCTTCTTCACCTGTTGTAACAACAACGTACTTCTGTTTACCAGTGAAAGCAGCCTGACCGAAGAACTCATTAGTGCATTTTGTATTACCAATTCCAATAAAACTTTTAGTACTTGCTGTGCGCTTCTTATATCCAACAACTACTCCATCTGCTGTATATGGATAGTACCGAGTCAATACCTCGTACTTACCTTCAACTTCTGTGCGAACACCGTACTTCTTTGAGACAATAGATGTAATACCTCGGTCTTTCCAACCTCGGCACTCAATAGCTTCAATAGCTGAAAAATCAACTGGTTCATCATCCTTGTACTTAGCTTCTGGTTCTTGCATCTTTACTCCATGTTCTTCTAATTTTGAATGCGGAAAATAACTATGACAACTCCAACAATAAGCATCCATAGTTGTATCTTCGTTTTCTTTTACTTTAGCGTACACAGCCATAGCATCACTACTACTGCAATTATCACCAATACAAGCTGTATGATACAGTAACTGACCTTGTGTTTCGTTCTTTTGGTACTTTGACATATTAAAATCCTTTATTAAATACCATCATAGGTAATCCCAAGTGTAGCACATAAGTTCTTCATAGCTTTAACAGCTTGCTCATTTTGCTCTATCTCATCGTCCCATTCTTCTTCTGTGTAGCTATATCCACCACAACCGCAGTCACAACCAAAGCTAACACCCATTTGTATAGGGCCATATCTAGCATTACTGTAGTTATCAGCTACTTGCATTAAATCACTTAATGTCATATTAAAATCCTCTGTACTTAATTAAAACAACAAACTAAAAGGTATAAGTGTATATCGCTTACCGCTTGATGTAATAAGTACAAGACCACTTCGCTTAAAGAACTTAGGAGATTGATATACTATTTTCATTGCGTTACCCCACTGTCTTATCAGTAAGTGCCATCAAAAGCATATTAATAGATTGAATAACCATCTGTTGATGCTGAGGTGGTAGTTGATGCCATGTGCGGTTATCTTCAGCTTTCTTAGCGATTGCTGTCCAGTATTCCTCTACGTTGAAGTTCATATTTTCTCCTAATTTGTTAAACCGTTAATTTATCAATCCCAGAATGAGCTTGATTTAGAGCTACTACAGGTGTGCTGCTGGACTACTCCTTGTACTAGCTCTAAATCATCATCTGAGTTGCTGTATGGATTATAGCTCAAATCCTCCTCAAAATATGGACTTGCAGTAGTTTTATTTGCTTTAATCTTTTTAGTTTTCTTGGGCTTACTTGGCTGTTGTTTGTTATTTACTTCGCTCATTCTTTGCGTCCTTCTTTTTCGTTATTACTGCGATATACCTGCTCCATAAGTAGAGCCTCATGTACTGGTGTACCCCTAATATGACTTTGTGTTCTGAGGATTGCTTCAAGGTGGTCATCTTCTATATTACATAAAGCAATATAAATACCCTCTGGGTGCTCTCCACTCTTACCGTAGCTTTTCCATTTAAGGGCTGTGCGGATTTTATCAAATGAATCCTCTGTAGTAACTGACAAATCAATTGCCTGTACTTCATTAACAGAACGACGAACGCACCAACCCAAACCATCATTCATATAGCTCTCACCTGATACTTTATCTAAGTGCCAGCAGTAGTCATGATTATTCAAGCAATCAAGGATAGTACCATCTGGTGTTTGAATAGCATTACGAAACCAATATATGCTGCTACTTGCACTGAACTTATAACTATTAGATGCGTTATTAACGGAATCATCAATCATTACTTACTCCTTTTAGGTTACTTCGTATATCTCTACTAAATCAGATATGGATTTACTTAAGTTAGCGTCCCTATCTGATTTTGGTTCGTAGTACCCACCACTTAGTTTGATACTCAATTCTTTTAATACTTCAAGAGCTAATTCAAAATAGTCACCTTCTTTGGTTTTCTCTGCCTCAGTTGTTATATTTATTGATAGATACTCCTTGCCTACTACGCATTCTTGCATTATGTACTCCTTATTTTGGGTTCATTTTATATTGTCCATCATAGTATTGATTGTACTACGTAAATGAGGCCATTCGTTTTTTGTAATACGAATAGTCATCAAACCCAAGTCTGTACTTTGAGTAACTTCAAGGAACTCACCAGCAGCTTCATCTACTATTGTAATAGTAGTACCAAGCTCTGAGAAAATTGGCTCTTTCTGTGGCAAGCAAATCATGGAGATTACCCGAGAGGTGTACTGCAATTCTTGTTCTTGTTCTTTATTTTGTGCCGTTTCTATCGTTTGCATTATTTTTCATTCCTTTCTTTTAGCATTTCCTCAAACTGGTTAAGTCTTTGTAAAGTTGAGTATTCAGCTTGCATTGCTTTTGCTGCGAAGTAATCACGTAGTGTCATTCCCTCGTAAGCCGTTGGGTCACCGAATTGACTAACTGATGATTCAGGGCAAGGAAAAGCTGGCATATCTTTACTCATTCCAGCACCTCAGCAGCTTTCAGTTGGTGTGTCTCACCGCAGAATGTGAGCTTGATATTGGGCTTACCTACGAAACTTACCTGTAATGAGTTGTTCAGGATTGCGGCGTGTGTATGGTAGTCAGGTTTAGGTTCTGGCTTAAAGCGGTAGTGCAAATACGCGCCCCACGTCGGCAATTCCGCACAATCTTGCCATTCTCCTAGGGGGCTGGCAGCATACTGCACAACCCTACTCGTATCAAGTGCCCATTCTCGAATTAAATCAGCGTGTTTGTGTGGCGTTGGTTTTTGCATTTAATTACTCCTTATGTTTGGTATAAGTTGATTGTAGCATTGATTTCTGGATTTTGCGTGGTAATCCGCATTGGATTTTCTGATATTCTCAGCTATATCATCACCTAGTGCTATAAGTCTTTCTGTATCAGGTAGACCGCACAATGCTGTTACTGTATCTTCAGCTATCTCAGCGGAGTGTTCCTTTACCTTAGCTACTAACCTAAGAATAGCAGCAGTACTAGCTTCATAACCGAAGTTCTTACCAAAGCGATTAGGGATAAATCCACAGGACTCAGCTAGGGCTTGTACGCTTGCTTTGTGCTGGTCTGGTGAGAGATTTACTATTTGTAGTTTTGTCACAATATTGGGCCTCTCAGGAGTTCAAATATTCAGTCATATCTTCGGGTGACCACAATTCAAAAGTCATAGGTGTACTCCAAGTTGTTCTACGTCCACCCGTTCCCGAATTAATTGTCAAAAATTGACCGTCAATAATAGGGATGAATCCATCTACTATTTCACCAACTGATCCTTGGATAAGGTCTCTAAATTCTTGTATAGTTATGCGTTGAGTCATATTTTAACACTTAAAATTTTAGTCTATTTCCTTAATCTATCTGCCTGAGTTTTACCTTCGTGATAGCCTAAAATCCAAGCGTAAGCGCAGTCACTTGTACTTAGATATGGGTTTTCAATATCCTTACCTGACTGAAATGCTTGATAACCCTTTCCGACACCTTGCTCATAAGCTGTTGTAATTGACAGGATACTAAAATCATTATACTTTTGTACTGACTGTGTAGCCTGCATATGAGCATCAATCCGATTCGCAATACGCGACACTAGTAATGTGTTGTTTGAACTACACCCACAATCGGAAAGTATCTTTTCGGCTAGTTTAACAGTAGCACAACTTGGGTCTGCATTGTGTAGCTGCTCTACTTCAAGCCTCCCACATTCACGCCCATTTTCAAAGTCTGCCCAATCTGGTCGGAATCCTAGTGCTTCCTCCAGTGCTTTGCGGAGGGTATTGCCAGCTTCAACCGCCTCACTTACGTCCCATTCGTAGGTGCGAGCATCACGGATTTTGTAGGCCAGCGCCATCAGGCTATCTACTGTGTGTGTCATTCCAAATCCTCCGCAGTGATTTTCAGTTCTTGGACATTAAGAACTCTCCAGTACCGAATGTTTACGTGCTTTTTTGCCCACTCCACAATTAACGCTTTCAGCTCAGCTTTTTCGTCGTCATCTACATCAGCAAAGCAGTTGTCGTACACCTCGCCAATTTCCTCGTAGGCGCGTTCGTCGCACACCTCCAGAAAGCTATCAACGTCAATGCAATCCGCGTGACTGAGTGCGACTTTTTCGCCTTTCCAGTAGGCGGCTCCAATTTTGTCGTCGGTTTCTCCATCGAGATAATCAAGCAGGTCGCCCATTGATTCGTGCTGGAAGTTTTCTTCATCGGTGCTGTAACAATATTCGGTCATCACACCGCCCCCTTTGGTGCTACTGGCAATTCTTTGTGCATGTTTGTTTCCTTTCATTTTGGTTTATTTCTGCAAATTAAACAGTGCATCTTTCTTTGTTGTACCATAACTGCAATTACCTATTCGGTCCCCTTGACTGTTGGAGTAATAAGCAACGTAATTTTTACTTTCTTTATCGTAATGGACTTTTATTGATGGTGGTAAGTTAGATAGAAACATAGGATTTCCTTTCTTTTATTATGTAGTCAATAGGTTGTTAAGGACTGAAGTATAGCACACAATCCTTGCATTAGCTAGAACTTCTACTAAAAATTTCCAAGGAAAAAGCACAGAAAGATGCAGCACCTAATGAACGGTCAACCAGAGTTCAACCAAAGTGTAATACAGCTATATCTTGAGTTATACCTGAGTTCAACTGTTCTATACCAGTGAAAGTACAAGCACTATTAAGTAATTAATTTAAAGTTCCTAGCACAAATTTAGCTTGTATTTTGCATTTGTAAAAATACAACACATAAAAATATATTTCAGTTGTTTTAGCATGTAGTGCAAATTTAGCCAAAAGTAGAGTACAATTCAGTTTACTGATTCAGCTTAAGTTGCTATATACGTCACTCAAACAGTAAGTAAACGTCAAGCACAAGGTTCAGAACAAGTTGCAGTGTACCACGAGTTGTTTAGTTCTTGTTTATTTACTTGTATATAACTCTCTACTACTTGTACTTAAGTTAATCGAAAGTACAAACGTACATACCAACTTAAGTTACAACGTACATATAGTTTAAGTTGTTACGTACATACAGTCAAGTACGTTTCAACTTGTGATACAGTCCATACATCAACAACAACACAACCAAAAGGAGAATCAATGCTGTACCTGCAATACCTCGTAACGATGGAGTTCATTAAGGAGAACTTGAGTAGCGTCTGGAAGTACACCGACAGCTTCTGCGAGAAATACCTAAAAGCTAGTAAAGAACACCAATAGGTGTGATTCAACTTGTGCTACACTTCTAGCTCTAAATCTTATTTAATCAACGAAAGGAAATCATGATTCAATCCAAACCTATGCAGTTCAAGGACAAGTTCAAGGCACTAGCCAAAGCAGCAGAAGTTACACAAGATGAGCAAGGTGTAGCTGAGTTCTTTTGGTATGCTGGCTTGCAGTACGCATTTCAACGTGGTACGTCAGAACCAGCTTTACTACGTGCTACGCTGCCTCAACAAGAACGAAATGTAAATATTTACTGCACTCATCTCAACACATCAGAATCTCCATCAAAAGATGACAACCAACTTACAGCCCATGAAGCTAAACTACTTGTACTTATGTTGCGTAATTACATCTCTGAAATGCAGGATATTCAAAGCAACATAGATGATGCTGTATCTCGTACAATGCAAGCCTGTACTCCAGATGGTTCGCAGTACCAAGAGAGTTTGTTTTATCTGTTGAACAAAGGACGTGATAAACTACGTCAAGTAAAGGAAAAAGTAAAGGTTGTATCAGAAGTACAGCGCAAGCTAAAGAAACAAGCCAGAGGAAGTTAATACAAACGCACTAGGAAGGGCTACAACAGCTTTTACAGAGCTAGATAATACTAGCAGTACTTAATGAGTACTTAAAGGCTTGTAGCTCGTTTTAATACAGAAACCCCAGAGAACAAATGAAACCAAGAAAGAAGTACGAGCTTATTGCTACAACATTCCGCAAGAATGGTACTGTTATAGCTACAGGTAGAAATGAGTACAACAAGACGCACCCACTCAGCAAGCACTTCGCTCTGCAATCAGGTGAGTCCGAGCATAAGGATAAAATACATGCTGAGTTAAATGCTGTACTTAAGTCCAATAAGAATCGTATCTTCTCTATCTTGGTTCAAAGGTTCAATAAGGATGGAAGCACAGCCAATGCTAAACCTTGTTTATCCTGTCAGCACATGCTTAGAGCTTTTGGCGTTAGAATCGTGAACTACACAACAGAAAAAGGAATTGAACAATATGAAAACATCTAACTATAAAACTACAGACACAATCGACGTTACTGGTATTCACCCAGAACTACAAGCCGAACTTGTTAATATAGCTAAGAAATACAAGAATTGCACCGAATTTGCTGCACTAATTTCGTTGTTCAGCAAAAAAATAATTCAGGATGAAGCCTGCGGTACTGACTATTTCAAACTAGCCGATCGGTACAAAGATACTTACTTTGCTTGGGGTATTAACTGGCAAATAAGCAAAGGAGTTAACCACCCAGAAGAACTACCAATGCCTCGTGGATTGATTAACGTATATATTAACTGCATAAATCTATTTAATGATGATGTATATACAGAAACCAATGCTTCAATCCACAGCCTAGCCAAAGAAGTCGAGTGCTATTACTACGATAGGTCAAATAGCACGTTTTACTTCTTGCCGGAGCAACTAGAAGCTGGCTTGGATAAAATCAATGATTGGTATGTAACAAACAAGGGTTCTATTGAAGGCATCCTAAAGCAAAAGAAGATTGAAAAGTTACAAGCCGAACTTCTTAAATTAAGCCAAGTAGAATAGATACTTAAAAATGAGTAGTACAAATACTAATAAATATTGCAAGAACTGCAAGCATGAATCAATGTTTGATTGCTATCATCCCGTTAATGGGCAAAATGAAGTAACTGGCGGTAATCACGGTATGAATTGCTTTATGATGCGTAGAGGTGCTTGCTCTGGTGGTGTGTTATACGAACCAAGCAAACTGACTAAAGTTCTTAAGTTCTTTCGATTGAAATAAAGTATAAGGATTAAACTACAAAGGATATAGATATGCAGTATAAAGTAATACGTGAAAATACCCCAAATCATTTTGAGGATGCACTGAAGAATGCTATTTCTTTTGGGTGGGCTGTGCAATCCATTACATTTGGAGATAATAACTGGTTTGCTATTGTTGTAAAGGACAATAGAACATGCTAGAAGAACTTAATAACTTACTTAATGCACTCCTACAAACAAAGCTAGGTATGCGAAAGTACAGTAATGAATACTTTGATTATTTCAAAGGACGTACTATTTTGGAGTGGTTATTTGTGCCGCTTCGATTGGTGTTTATCTGGCCTATTCAAATGCTGAAAGCTGCACTAGATGGTTGTGCTTGTGTACTTGATTATGTGCTGGAGTACTTGAATACTGCACTATCGCCTAGTAAATGATATATTAATAAATATACGAAAGGAAATAAATGACAATCAATGCTAAAATCATTGCTGATTCAATTAATGCAGATACTAAAAAGCGCATTACAACATATGAGCTTGAGTACCCCAGAATTATTCATGCTGAGTTACTTACGCATCGAATTTTCTCTAGAAACTCCGCTAGCTCTAGGGCTATCCCTATTGAGACAATGCTAGGCGCAATCAAGAATGATACAGCAGGTCCGTCACACTGGGGTAAGAATCAAGCTGGTATGCAGGCTGATGTGGAGTTAAGTGGCCCTCAGTTACATAACGTACAGAAGTACTGGCATAGAGCTTGTGCTGACGCTTTGCATTGGAGTTCTGCTATGCACAAAGAAGGTGCTCATAAGCAAGTTGCTAACCGCTTGACAGAACCCTTTCAGCACATGAAGGTTGTGCTTACATCTACTGAGTTCAATAACTTCTGGTGGTTACGTGACCACAAAGATGCTGACCCAACTATTGCTGAGTTAGCTAAGAAAATGCTGATTGAGTTTGACAATTCCAAACCAAGAGAATTACAAGCTGGTGAGTGGCATTTACCTTATATTAGTACTTATCGTAAGATTAATAATGCACTGGGTTACTACATAAATAATCCCTCAAATAATGAGCTAATGGAAATAACAGAAGAAGAAGCTATTATTATTTCAGTTAGTTGTTGCGCTCAGGTTAGTTATCGCAGGAGCGATACATCCCTAGACAAAGCTAAAATGATTTATAATCGCTTAATTGAGAGTGAGCCATGTCACGCATCGCCCTTGGAGCACGTAGCCAAGTGCTTGAATACTGGTTTGATTGACGTATATGAGGACTATACTCCGCTTGTATGGGAAGATGGTATTACACATATGGATAGGGAAAGTAATATGTGGAGTAATAACTTACAGGGTTGGATTCAGTACAGGGCACTAGTACCTAATAACTACAAGCAAGGATAACTTCGAGTATGACTAACATAACCAAAAGTAACAAACCAAAATATCAATCTGTTATTGATAGCTTCAAAGAGACAGGTCGTAGAACCAAGGGATTACCTCACGAAAAGTTAGCCCTATTAATCGCTGAGGAAATTGATTACACAAAGTACGAAGTAGAGGATGTGCTAAATGGACTTAGGGTTATCTCCGAGAAGTTACTAAAGGATGGTGTTGAAGTTAAGCTAGAGCATTTTATTACTTTAGTACCTAAGTTTAATGCGCCTAGGGAGTTCTCGATTAATGGACATACTGGATTATCAGATAGTAGCATGTCCGTTAAGCTAAAGACCAGCCTACACCTCGATGCTATTCTTAATCCGAATAAGCCCAGAAGTACAAAGAAGTTAGCTAAGAGTAGACTCTCTAAAAATACCTAGTAAAATACCAATTAAAAGCCCTAAGTAGGTACAAGGATAAGTCCAATGTGCTATACTTAGGGCTTATTCAATTCAAGTAAGGATTAAAGATGACATCTTCTAAATTAAACTACACTGACAACGATGGTATTACTCGTGAAGTGCGTGGATGTAAACTTACAGTAGACAATCTAGGACGACACTGGATTTGGAGTGAACAGACAGAAGTAAACCTCGTATACAAGACCAAAGGTAGGGAAGATGCTTTACTTGCTGCACTTGATTCAGCACTGTACTATATAAAGCTCAAGGATGAGCGTATTGCTAATTTACAGAAGATTGCTGACTTAGCATATGCGTTTGCTGATAGCATTAAACCAGATGATAATAATGATTAAAATTTCTGGTACAATTCAATCATCTTAAAGAATAAAGGAAACAAAATGCGCGACACAGCACAGGAAGATTTCGAGGACAAACCTTGGCTACCTAAGAGTAACTTAGGTTCGACCTCTATTGATTTACTAAAAGTAGTACATCAAGATAAAGTACATCCCTCTATTCGTTCGTTTGCTCTTTACCTAACAAAGCACAACTACTGCAACACAGGTGCTTTCTTGAGTACTCTAAACTTCAATGATATGCTATACTACGACCAGTTGTATAAAGTACTAGACGATGAAAAAGCTCAAGAAACATCTAAACATACTTCGTTGTATGATTTGATTCTGTTAACATCCTTGCTTAAACTTGGTGAGGGTAGTACAGAGATTGAAACCGATATGATTGAGGTGGATAATGCAGTTAAAAAACTAAAGCTCTTATTCCAGATTGAGGCTATATCACGCAGGAGTCATCTTTGGATTAACTATGCAGTACCTTCATTGAGTACTGACCACTACAACGATTGGATTATCTCAGGCGGTAGGACGATTAAGCAGTGGGATGATTTGATTAATCCAAATGTATAATTCATCACATATAAAGGAGTAATATGTTTGTAGTAAAATACTGCGTTAGAGATTATGGTGATGTATGGAAAACAGAAGTCGCTCGTTTCGAGACTGAAGAAGAAGCATATTCGTTCGCAAATAATAAAGATGATCGCTCTCCGTTCAAAGACACTTGGCATGAGGTAGATGAAGAATGAAAATAGAACCAATCAAATCCTTGTTCACTAAAGGTAAGATGAACAAAGATTGCGTTGAGAACTAAAGAATAATTAGGAGTAAAACTATGACATATGGGCCAACTATTCGCAACAGAGCGAGTATCTGCACTTGGGATTTGCAATTTAGGTTCTACGATAAGCAACAGTGTACCAAATTCTTTGCTGCATTTATGGAACTCGAAGTATCTGGTGTCGACAACATCAAGTATGAGGTAATTGTTGGTGACAGCATTAAACTCGACGAGCACTGGATTACAATGGAAGGTGGAGTTTGGGCAAATAACTTGTCAACGATCACCAAGCTACTAGAAGATGTTGATTACAAGGAGCTACCAGAATGAACGAACGTATCTGGGAATTGTTTAAACAATCCGGGATTGATATAGGCGAAGATCAAGAAAGCAACATTGAAAAGTTTGCTGAATTGATTGTGAAAGAATGTTGTAACATCATGGAAGAACATAGCCACCGACCAGCAGGTGTTGTTAAACGCAATGTTAAAGAGCATTTTGGAGTTAAAGAATGATTCGCTCTGTTTGCTGTTGTTAAAGGATAAAATATGTTAGTTCAAGACCGCATGACTAAACAGATGTATAATCCAGATGAAAAAATGAAAGAACTAATACAGATGCCTTGGTTCATTAAGCAGATGAAACGAATGAATGGTGCATCTTTCAATAAAGTGGTTTCTGAAGGTCTTGACTACTGTAGTCAAGAAGTTAATAACGAACAAAGGAAAAAATTATGATTAAGCTACCTGAACCTGAAGGAAGAATATGTTTCGAAGGTGGATCTTGGGAAGATGATTTTGTGAGTAGTCAAGACGCTTATTCAGAAGAGCAAATGCTCCAATTCAGGCGCGATGTGTTGGAAGAGGCTGCGCGTGTTTGTGATAACGCAGCAAAACCAGAACCGTTATGTAGGCAAACAGACGAAGAGTTTGCGTGCTCTTGGTGTGCTGACGCTATCCGCAAACTAAAGGATGAAACATAATTAAAGTTTTAACGCTTAGAAATCTGCTATAATTCAGTCATCTAAATATCTCTCTCTCTATCTCTCTTAACTCAAAAAGGAACAAAATGAAATTCAAGGACTTTACTTCAGGTACTAACCCCAGCTTTAAGTTGCATGATACAAATGGAATGGACTTTAGCTATTCCCGGATTAGCTCAAAAGAAATTAAAGCTGGTATTTATGGTAGCTCAGAGGACAGTCAAGGCGGTAAAAAACCAAAGGATAAAAAGAAGGACTACTCACAAGAGCGCAAGAACAAGCGCGGGGAGTGAATATGACTACAGAATATACAAAAGAACAAGTCCTATATCCATGTGACCACTGGACTTCTTTTAAGCGTAATAACTTCCTTGGTTTAGCTGAGATATTCTACAAGGATAGGTTTGATGCTCAGAGGGATGGTTATGCTATAGCAATCTGCCCTTGGTTAAATGAGTTCGGACGTACTGCCTTTAGGACTGCGTTTAAGCCAAGTAATATCTCAGAGGGTGAACGCTGGTTTGATGGTTGTAAGTATTACAGATTACCACCAACAGAAGAAGCAATCCAAAAGATTAACGCTGTAAATGACCACCGGGTATTTGCTCTTTTATTTATGCACGAAATGCACAAGGATTATTTGGAGACTGCTGGATTGAGTGCAGAAGATTAGTTGTATAATTCATTCATCATAAACAAACAATAGAGAGACCAAAATGAAAACATCACTTAACAAGATTCGCTTGAACTCACCTTGCAAAGAAGGTTGGACTAAGTTGTTAAAGCATTTAGGTAAGGTTCAAGCAGATGACGTTGAACTCTCACTCCTAACAATCCTAGAAAGCAATGGTCTTGATGATGCTTTGTGGTGCTTGCGAGCCGTAGATGGCTTTGACAAGGAGAAGCGTCTGATGGCTGTTGCTTTCGCTCGTGAAGTGCAACACCTCATGAAAGACCTAAGAAGTATTGCTGCACTGGATATGGCTGAGAGGTTTGCTAATGGTGAGGCTACACAACAAGAGTTGAATGATGCTCGTGCTGCTGCTTATGTTGCTGCTGATGCTCGTGCTGCTGCTTATGTTGCTGCTGATGCTGCTGCTGATGCTGCTCGTGCTGCTGCTTATGTTGCTGCTGATGCTCGTGCTGCTGCTTATGTTGCTGCTGATGCTGCTGCTGATGCTGCTGCTGCTGCCGATGCTGCTTCTGCTGCTGCCGATGCTACTTCTGCTGCTGCTTATGCTGCTTATGCTGCTACTTATGCTACTTATGATGATGCTTATGATGATGCTTATGATGATATGAGAAATAAACAAGTAAAAATACTAAAGAAATTTATAAAATGAAAAAACAAAAACTAATCGAACTTTTACAAACCATCGAGGGTAATCCAGATATAATGCTCTGGAACGGTATCGTTGGTGATGTTGTGGATTTGAAACCAAAGTTAGTAGAGGTTAGGCTCGTAAAGCAAACTCAAGCGTTCTATCTTGAAATGTGTAGACTTGAGGATTGCGGAGATAAAAAAGATTGGGACTATCAGATGCCCAAAGATGAAGTAGAACGACTGACAAAGCACTACAAAATGTTTAAGTACGAAGAAAATCCCTATGTATATAAAGAAGATATTGACAAAGGCAACTACCAACAAAAGATTGTATATGTATTTGATACTAAACTAACAGGAAAAACCTCTTACTCAAGATGTGGAAATATTGATTATTGATTATTGATGGAAGATGAAGTTACAGAATTAGGTTACAATTACCCCAAGTTGCTCACAAGGCTCCTTGGGGTTTTTCTTTTTATATACATACACAATACATAAGTAATACATGAAACAATTTCTTATCCTAGCTTTGAGTTTATTCCTTGGGTCTCTTGCTTATGCACCTGATGTACCTCAATCAAAACTACCACAGCAAGAGCAGTGCCATGCTTTGAATGCTTACTACGAAGCAAGGAGCGAAGGTATTAAAGGCATGATGGCTGTAATTAAAGTAGTAAACAACAGAGTAAAGGCAAGCGGCTACCCAAGTACACCATGTGGGGTTATCTTTCAGCGTAAGCAATTCAGTTGGACGCACCAACAGAGCTACAAAGCTATTGATGCGCTGTTAATGGGGGATACAACAGGGCTTAATTCAAGGGAAATACAAGCGTATAACACAGCCCTGATTCTTGCGTACTCAAGTGATTTAGAGCTAGCTAAGGTGCTACCAGAAGCTGCTCTGTACTACCATACAAAGGACGTGCGACCAGCTTGGAGTTCTACCTTCAAGAGAATCAAAGTACTAGGTGTGCATATTTTTTATAGCAAGTAGTAAAAGTTCTGGAATACTTGCTATAATTCATCCATCTTATTAATACCTAATAGAAAGTCCAATATGCAAGCAAAAACTAGACAAGCAAAACACAGTCAAGTAAAGTTCAGGAAGGTTATATCACCAGCCTTCGATAAAGATGAATTGTGGGTTAGTAGCTCTGGTACTAAGTGCTGGATTGTATCTGTAGAGAAGTACAAAGGTTGTAAGGATGAGCACTTATCATCTTATGAAGTAACCTATAGGTACTCTAATACTATTAGTGATATATCCAAGAAAGATGCTTGGAATTTTCAAGTAAGATATTCGCATTATTCGGATTCTGTTTGAAAATACACCAACAATTAGCTGTATAATCAAGTCACCTTAAACAACACAACAGAAAGCCCAAACATGAAAACTAACCTAAATAAAATCCGTTCTAAATCACCTTGCACTTCTGGTTGGACTAAGTTGTTGAAACATCTTGGTAAGACAGTTGCAGATGACGTTGAGCTGGATTTGTTGACAATCCTTGAAAGCAATGGTTTGGATGATACGTTGTGGTGCTTGAGAGCAGTAGATGGCTTTGACAAAGAGAAGCGGTTGATGGCGGTTGCTTTTGCTCGGGAAGTGCAGCACTTGATGAAAGACCAAAGGAGCATTGCTGCGCTCGATGTGGCTGAGAAGTTCGCTAACGGGGAGGCTACGCAGGGGGAGTTGGAGCTTGCTGCTCATGCTGCTGCTGCTGCTTCTGCTGCTGCTGCTGCTGATGCTCGTACTGATGCTTATGCTGCTCATGCTGCTGCTTCTGCTGCTGCTGCTGCTTCTGCTCGTACTGATGCTTATGCTGCTCATGCTGCTGCTCGTGTTGCTGCTGCTTATGCTGCTCATGCTGCTGCTCGTGTTGCTGCTGCTGATGCTGCTGATGCTGCTTATGATGCTTATGATGCTGCTGCTGCTGCTTATGCTGCTCATGCTGCTGCTCGTGTTGCTGCTGCTTATGCTGCTGATCCTGATATGAAACAAAAGCAAGTAGAAATCCTAAAGAAATTTCTAGAAGAATCCTAAAAGTTCTTGAAATTTATACCAAAATTAGCTGTATAATTCATCCATCTTATTCACATGTACAAAGGAAATTAAAATGCGTCAAAATCTTATCTTCTCTCGTAATTCCAACAACCAAGAGCTTTCTTCTGAGCGCATTCAACAGCTAGCCCCTGCTGTATTTAGCTCAAGTAAAGCCCAGCATTTGACTGAGCGTTATGTCTCTTTGGATACGTCTGATTTGATTCCTGTTATGCTTGATTACGGATATGTACCAGTGCAAGCTGCACAGAAGGTATCTCGCGTTAAGACAGATGATGTTCTGAGCCATAACTCGCACTTGTTGTCATTTGCTCATCGTTCTGTGCTGGGTGGTACGCAAGAACAAAGTGATGTACGCCCTGAGATTACCCTATATAATTCTCACGATGGTTCATCCTCTGTGCAGTTGTACGCTGGTGTATTTCGCTTTATTTGCTCTAATGGTATTGTAGCTGGTGATGGTTTTAGCTCTCGTATGTACCACAGTAAGAGTGGCTTAAATGGTTTTGAGGATATGCTTAAATCAACTATTGAAAGCCTACCTAAAATGATGGCTCGTATTCAGGATTTGAAGCAAGTACAGCTAGAAAGGCATCAGCAATACAGCCTAGCATTGCGTGGTCTTGAAACACGATGGGATTTGTACGATAGCAATACCCAAATGAAGAAGGGTTCTTATGCTGATACAACAACAGCTAAGAATGCGCTGCGTGTCAATCGCTTTGGTGACTCAAGTAGTGATGCTTTTACAGTGCTTAATAGAGTACAAGAGGCTGTAATGCGTGGTCGTACATACGTGCGGTCAGTAACGGAAGAAGATCAATTGGGATTCTTGCGTAAGGCTCGTGCAGTTAATGCTGTGAAGGAAAGCATCCGTATCAATGCTGAGTTGTGGGACATTGCGGAGGATATTGCGTTTAACTAAAGATAGCTCTGAATAATTTCTGAATAATTCCTAGGATGTTCTGAAAAGTTCTAGGATTTACTGCTATAATTCAGTCATCCCAAACAACACAACAGAAAGTTAAATATGTTCAAATACAACCCAGAAAACTTAGGTGAGTTCTATGAAGTAAAATACGGTAGGAACTTCACATACAGAGCAAGTACTAACCCTTGGGCTATATCAAAGGGATTGAAGCATGAGATTGACGTGGGTTTTGATTCAGTTAGGTTCTGTACTGTCAAGAGGACTGTAGTTTATGTTTGCGTTGATGAGGATAGTAACGGGGATGCTGTGCTGGAGAAGTGGAAAATAAATAAGCATTTGGTGTACTTAGAGCAGTACTGAATACTTAATGCTTGTAGTTTTTGGTATATAATTCCTTTATCCCAAACAACGTAAGTAAAGGAAATTAAAATGCAAGACAATGAATTTCTTATGGTTAGCTCAATAACTGGAAATCGTGTAACTTTTTCATTTATTACTGGTGATAGCTATAATCAGGATTCCACATCAAAGTCAGCTTGCATTTGCTCTGAGTTCAAGAAGTACAAGCAAAGTTCATTCTGTACTCAGGTGTTTAGTTCTAAAGACGTTGCTGTTAATTACTACAAACAAATTGGGTACAGCCTTTAATAAATACTAAATTCGATATATAATCAAGGCATAGTAAGTAAAACAGTAAAAGGAAACACAATGATTACTAAAGCAGATGCAGTCAATATTGGAGTTGCAATTATCTCTGGAGCACTTAAAGAAAAGGACAATAACTACAACGGAGATATAGAAAGTTGGGCTATCTCTGGTGCTATGGTTAGAACTTTAGGTAATATCTGGTTTGATGTATTTACAAGTAGCACTCGTTCTAAGTTCAACTGGGACTATAATGCTTGGTACTTACTGTGTGAAAGCAAAGCTAAAAACGCCACAAAGGATTGCTTACAATGCTGAAACTGCAAAAACAGAAACAACAAACACAAGAACAACAAATGAAAAAACAAAAGTACTTCATCTTTGATTGCTTGGGTGGTGTAGTTGGTAATCAAAAGGGATACAGGACATTTAGGGGTGCTCAACGGATGCGAAATAACCAAGCTGTACAGGATGTTATTTGGAGTACTTACTACTCTAATCGGGATAAAGAACTTACATTAGGTATCAGTCCTGATGTGTTGAGTAATCACTTGAGTAGTATTAAGTTGGTTGAGGTTTTTTTTTTGAAAACAACTACTAAAACTATTCAAACTTTTAACTGAAACTTTTAACTAAAAAGCCCTTCAGTAATTCATGTTTAGTAATTCATGTTGTGTACTTTATGTTGAGTAATTCATTGATTAAAAAGCCCTTGACTAAACCTTGAGTTAAAAAGCCGTTTAGTACATCTTGGACTAAAAAGCCGCTTGGGGTGTGGGGAAGTAGGAGAGCACCAGCAGGAGCGACAGGAGAGCACCAGCAGGAGCGACAGGAGAGCACCAGCAGGAGCGACAGGAGAGCACCAGCAGGAGCGACAGGAGAGCACCAGCAGGAGCGACAGGAGAGCACCAGCAGGAGCGACAGGAGAGCACCA